TCAAGTGCGCCCAGCGCCCATACTCATGAATGATTTCTGCGCAAGGCAGCTTGAGCCGCTTGACCGCCTCGCAGACTGCCAGCGCCGCCATGCCTGGCAGCACGATGTCGGCAGCACGCCCTTGCATGTGCAAGCTATGCAGACTGCCACCTACGGCGCGGTTGAGTTCGGGTGAGCGGTAGCCGGATGTGACAACAATGGGGCTGCCAAGATGAGCGCGCAGCGGTTCCAGAACGGTCTGGCACAGTGCGCGTAGCTGCAGGATGGCGGCGTCAGATGGTTGGTTGGCGATCCCCCGTCGAGCGGCGGTCTCAGAGACGAGGAATTCGTCGAGGTAAAAGTGTTCAGACAGCTTCATGTTCTGGCTCCTGCGCACGTGCATGTGCTAGCCGCAGAGCGGCGACGGTCTCGAATGTGTCGCCCGATCCCATCAGGGTTACTGGGAGGTCGGGATGGTTTTGTTGGAAGCGCTTGATAGCGACGTCCACGTACTCGGGCGCGATTTCTACGGCGCGCATCTGGCGGTTTGTTTTTTGCGCAGCGAGCAGGCCGGTGCCGGAGCCGCAAAACGGCTCAAAAATGATTTCGCCCTCGAAGGTGTAGGCTTCAAAGATGTGCTGCGGCAATGCCACCGGAAAAACCGCAGGGTGGTCGATGCCCTGACCGATCTTGCCCTTGTGCCGCATGATGCGAATCACCCCATCGGGAATTTTGGTTTCCTGGGTGACGGTGCCGACGTGGTTCCACGTTGTCTTGCTGCCATCCTTGTTGCGCATGCCGCCGGCACTGGTGCCGTCGCCGCGCAGATGGGTGTCGCGCCCGGCATAGATGCACGGCACGATCTTGTTGGGTCGGCGCACTTCCGCGCCCTGCCGGTTGAAGTGGAAGACGAATTCGAAGGCTGGAGCCAGCCGACCGCTCCAGTCGCCGGGCAATCCCGGTCCCTGATCCCATATGTACCAGCCGAAACGCCGCCATCCTTGATTGCGCATCCACGACAGCCATGCGTCCCAGTACGGAACGACTTCCTGTTCGCGGTGGATCAACCCGAGGTTGACCAGCACTTGGCCAGTTGCAGCCATTGGCAACTTGGCAAAGACACCGCGCATGAGCGCTTCCCAATCAATGATGGTGTTGGTGTAGTCACGCTGGGTGCCATAAGGCGGCGAGGTGAAGCACAGCGCAGCGGTATCGCCTGACATCAGTTTGGCGACCACTGCAGCATTGGCCGCATCGCCGCAGATCAAGCGGTGACCACCGAGCGCCCACACGTCCCCTGTGCGTGAAACCGGGTTGACCGGCGCATCTGGTACATCGTCCACGACATCGGATCCATCGGCTTGATCGGCGGTGTCGCCAACGGCTGCCGCATTTGAATGCTCTCCGCCAGGCTCGCCATCAAGGTTTTGCAGGGCTTCAATCTCTAGATCGTCCAGGCCGGTGAGTGCCAGATCAAAGCCAGCCTGCGTCAACTCGGCGATTTCCAGAGCCAGCATATCTTCGTCCCAGCCAGCATCCAGGGCCAAGCGGTTGTCAGAGATCACATAGGCGCGCTTTTGCGTGGGCGAGAGGTGGCAGAGTTCAATCACCGGCACCTCGGTCAACCCGAGTTTTCTGGCGGCGGCCAATCTGCCATGGCCCGCGATGATGCCGTTCTCGCCATCGACAAGAATCGGGTTTGTCCAGCCGTACTCGACGATGCTGGCCGCGATCTTGGCGATCTGCTCGGCGTTGTGCGTACGCGGATTTCTGGCATAAGGAATCAATGCCTCGACCTGGCGGTATTCGATGTTGAGTTTGATGGCTGGTGACATGGGTAGCTCGGACAACAAAAAACCCGCCGACGTATCAAACGCGCAGCGGGCTGTGAAATCAATTCGATCGGGTGGTCAGTGCAAACCTGGTAGGGTGCAAACCCATCCGGCTCACCAGGATCAGGTGCACATCACTGGTGGATTTTTTCTGTCTTCCCCAATGAGAATGCGTGGTGGCGCTGGCCAACGCCATCGGCGATGAGGTGCAAACCTACGACGGTGCAAACCCCTGCAAACCTCGGTTTGCAGTCAGTCGCTAGAGCAATGCCGCGCTGTTGCCCCCTGCATACACTTTTGGCCAGGAAGGACCCCTTGCGTTTCCGCAGGAGCCCTCATCAGGGTGCTGTAGTCTGGCCTTGGAGGGCGGTGCTTCAGCTACTCGTAACTTGCGTGTGACCATAACTGAAATAGTAGCAAAAACTTCCGGATATGCTGCACGGTCGGGAGCGCTCCATTTTGGAACCTGTCCGAACCAGGCAGAACTCACCAGCAAGAGGCTGATAAAACTATCAACCTCTGTTATGGGCATTAAGTTTGTCCGTGACCAATGCAATCGCCCGTTGCCACCGTCGCCACGCCGTCGTCCGGTCACAGGCAAAACGCCTGCCGATCTGTTGCCACTCGTAGCGATTGGCACGCATCCAGACCAGATGCCGCTGCTCGACTTGCAACCACTGCACCCAAGCCATGGTCTCCAGCATGAGCTCCACGGCCTTCGGGCTGGGTGGCATGGGGCGGTAAAGTCGATCTGGATCCGGATAGCGCTCTGGCACCTGAAAGGCAAACATCGACCAAGCATTGAAGTAGCCCTGCACGCGTACCGGCGGTAGGCGGTGCGCTGTGGCCGCAGCATCACTGAACCGATCCGCAACATCGTCAATCGTCCATTCAGTCATGGCGCACTCCCCTGGCAGTTGCGCTGTACAGGCGCTCACCCAGTCGTCGCACAAATTCGCGCTCGATAAAATCCAAGCGGTCATCGTTTTCGGCGACGACGAGGATGCGCTGCTCTTGCCAACCGCTTTGCTTGATGGCATCCAGATCGGCGGCCTGAGGCTGCAGGCGGCCAAGAGCGCAGCGGTATTGATGTGTGGGAACCTTCACGTTACACCTCCTGCGTCTCGATAGCCCAGTGCAACAGCGCCAGGGCATCCGCTTCGTTGTCGTCGCTTGGGCAATGGCCGCGAGATGTGGCGGCGGCCACCATGTCGTCCTTGCTTGCATTGCCTTTGCCGGTCGCGTGCTTTTTGATCGTGCCGACCGGAACGCCTTGGTACGGAATGTTGTGATGCTCGCACCATGCGGTCAGGTGCCCCATGAAACCGCCGTAGGCGTGCGCGGCATCCACCCCAGCATGTCTTCGGACTTCCTCGAAATACACCGCGTTGATGTGATCGCAGGCATGCAGCAAATCGTTCAGCCAGCGCTTGAAGCGCAGGAAGCGCATGCCACCGCCTTCGAAACGTTGCGGCTTGAAATGCTCGGTACCGCTGGTGATGGTGCCATCCAGTTGGTGCAGTGCCCAACCAGTGTGCGTGCCCAGATCGAGGGCCAGGATTGTTGTGTTGGTCATTTTTATTTCCGTCTTTTTTAATTGGTGACCGAATGTGTCCAACTTATCGTTACTCCCCATAACGTGATGCGCGCGCAGGCGCGAGGGAGTTACGAGAATTGGGTCATATTCGGTCACAACATTCATTCAATCGTCGCGATACGGCATGTAGCCGGGCGTCTCTTTGGGTTTGAGCGATAGGCCGGATAGGGCCTTGACGCCCTTGGATAAGCGGATGCGTGCGAAACCCCGGTTGATGAGTTGCTGGGTCAGCCAGCGACTGGTGCCCACGTACTCGCCACGTCGCTCCGCCCGTTCGCGCCAGCGCAGATAGATGGCCGAAATTGCCTCACGGGCTAAGGGTGACAGGGAGCAGTCCTCGTCCAGGAATTCACCAATGGCATCCTCCTCCTCGAAATACTCGTCAGTGGCATCGAGCACCTGCTGTGGCGGCTCAAGCCGACCGAGGCGTTGCCAGTCCATGCACCCCTGAACCGCCCAGGCCAAAATGCCGTCCCGTTCGGCCAGCAGCTTTTGCTGCAAGTGCTGGTCACGACGCTCAGGCGGAATCGTCACCGTAAACGGAATCAGGTGTAGCCGCCGCTTCATCGCCTCGTCGATATTGCGAATCGCGGGTTTGTGGTTACCGGCCACAATCAGCTTGAACTGTGGCATGAACTCAAAGAAGTACTGGCGCATGAAGCGTGCAGAAATCTTGTCACCCCCGGTCAGATTTTTGACCTTGGATTCGGCCCAACGCCGCCCCTGCTCGGTTTCAATGGCCGCGACGAAACGCGCCCCGCGCAACCCTGCCATGTCGGTCGGGTGCCGATCCGAGCGTGTTTCCATGAAGGTGTCCATCGGCGCGTTTGTCGCGTAGTCGCCCAGAATGATGGCGAGCGTATTCACAAACACCGACTTGCCATTGGCGCCCGTCCCATACAGAAAAAACAGCGCATGCTCACGGGTCGATCCGGTCAGTGCGTATCCCGCCATGCGGGCCAGGTAGGCTTGCAACGCCTGATCTCCGCCGGTCACCTCATTGAGAAATTTCCGCCAGATGGGGCAGTCCCCACGCGGTGTGGCGGTGCTGATCTTGGTCATACGATCCTCCCGGTCATGGGGACGGATACGCCCCGAGGTCAGGTCAATCACCCCGCCTGGCGTATTGAGCAACCACGGGTCGGCATCCCACTCTTCGGCGGTGGCCGCGTGACGGCGATCCGAACGTGCCAGGCGTTCCAGTCCTGCGACCGTGCCACTGCTGGCGAGTTTCGCGGCGGTACGGTGCGAATCTGCCTTGAGCGACGCCTCGCGACATATCTGGCGCATCAAATGCGGTGCCGCCAGGGTTTCCTCGGTCTGCCAGCGCTTGCCGGTCCAGAACACCCATTTGCCCCACAACGCCACATAGCGCCAGTCATTGGCATACCGACCGGAAAAAGTCAGCGCCAGTGCATCCTCGGTGGCCCAAACCGCTTGTTCGGTCGGGTCATCCGCGTCCGCACACTGCGTTTGCTTTGATGCGGTGTGGAAGGCAATCCGCTCGCCCGAGGCAAGGAAGGCCCCGACATCGAAGCCTTCGGCCAGCGCATCGGCGGCATCCCACCCATCGGGGAGACCCTCGGGCGAAGAGGCTGTCGGATTGGCCGGCGGCATCAACACACAGCAAGATGCGGCGCCCGCCGCCATGATGGCTTCGGCGGCGTTCATGGCGTAATCCCAGCCTGCCTTGTCACGGTCGGGCCAAACCAGCACCGCCTTTCCTGACAGGGGTGACCAGTCTGTTTTGTCGATAGGTGCATTGGCCCCATGCATCGCAGTAGTCGCACAAATCCCGGCATCGATGAGAGCCTGCGCGCATTTTTCTCCCTCGACGAGAATGACCTGATCGGCACGGGCGATGCCCGGCTGGTGGTAGAGCGGCCTCGGGTCGGGTGGTGACAACTTGCGCCGTTTGGCATCCCAGGGACGGAACTCTTTCTTGCCCGGCTCTGGGTCGTAGCGGTAGACGCAGGCAATCAAACTGCCGTCTGCCGCCAGGTAGTCCCACTTCGCCGTCGCCGGGCCGAGCTCGTCGAGCAGCGCGGGCTGCTTACGCTTTTTGGAGGGAATCGCAGGCGCTCGCCCCAACAAATCACGGGCAAAGGCCAGCACCGTCGCAAAATCGTGCTGGGCATCGATTCCGCGATGGGCTGCGATCAAATCGAAGATGTCGCCACCATCGCCTGTGGCACGGTCAATCCAGAGTCCAGCGCGCTCGCCATCCAACTGAATTTCCAGACTGCGCCCGGGGCTGCCCAACACGTCGCCCACGAAAAACTTGCCGTTAGCGATCTTGCCAGCCGGGAACATGGCGAACAGCACGCGGTCCAGCCCGGCCAGCAACGCCTGGCGAATCTCGTCGCGATCAGACCCATCCTGTTTTTGCAAGGGAGGCGTGCCCTGATCATTGAAATCAAGCATGGCCACCTCCGGCTTTTGTGTTCGGGGTACTGTGGGCGGGAAGGTATCCCGTCTTCAACGCTATTTCGCGCAT